ATCCGTGGGATCAACAGTAAAATCAGGGGTGGAGAAGTTCAACACACAGGTGTTGTACCGTTCCTCAAAAAGTTTGAAGCAACTGTCAGATGCTGCACTCAAAATGGCATTAGAGGTGGATCAGCGACTGTCCACTTCCCAATCTGGCACCAAGAAATAGAAGATATAATTGTATTAAAGAACAATAAAGGAACAGAAGACAACAGAGTAAGAAAATTAGATTATAGTATACAGATTTCAAAACTATTTTACGAGAGATTCATTAACAGTGGAAACATCACCTTATTCTCACCTCACGATACGCCAGGTTTGTACGATGCTTTTGGCACTGATGAGTTTGATGATCTCTATACACGTTATGAATCTGATGAATCTATTCCGAAGAAAACTATTCCAGCTCAAGAACTTATTTTAGATTTACTTAAGGAAAGAGCAGAGACAGGTCGGTTATATATTATGAACATTGATCATTGTAATAGTCATTCTTCATTTGAAGATAAGGTAAATATGAGTAACCTCTGTCAAGAGATTACTCTTCCTACTACACCATTAAATCATGTTGATGGTGATGGTGAAATTGCATTATGTATTCTATCTGCTATCAACGTAGGTAAACTTAATAGGATGGAAGAACTTGAAGACCTCTGTGACCTTGCTGTACGTGGTCTTGAGGAGTTGGTAGACTATCAGGAATATCCTGTTAAGGCAGCAGAACGCAGCACACTTGCTCGTCGTTCTCTTGGTATTGGTTACATCGGTCTTGCACATTACTTAGCAAAAAATGGATACAAATACGAAGATCCAGAAGCATGGAAAGCAGTTCACGACTTGTCTGAGTCTTTCCAGTTCTATCTACTCAAATCCAGCAATCAAATCGCCAGAGAAAAAGGAGCGTGTGAATACTTCTATCGCACCAAGTATGCAAAGGGTATCCTCCCTATTGACACTTACAAACGTGACATTGACGAGTTCTGTGGCACTAAACTGAATCATGATTGGAATTCTTTACGGGATAGTATCAAGCAGTTCGGACTCAGGCACAGCACGTTGTCCGCACAAATGCCTTCAGAGAGCAGTTCCGTTGTGTCTAACGCAACAAACGGAATTGAACCACCTAGAGCATTCTTGTCCACTAAGAAGTCAAAGAAAGGACCTCTCAAACAAATTGTTCCTCAGTTCAATAGTTTCAAAAATAACTACACTCTTCTTTGGGACATGAAAGATAATGATGGATATATAAAGATCGTGAGTGCAATGCAAAAGTTCTTTGATCAAGCAATTTCTGGTAATTGGAGCTACAATCCAGAAAATTATGACAATAACGAAGTTCCTGTTTCTGAGATGGCAGGTGACCTACTTAAAACATATAAGTATGGATGGAAAACTTCTTATTATCAGAACACATATGATCAAAAAGGTGAAGAACCTGAGTTGACAGAAGAAAAGAAACAGAGCATTGAAGATTTATTAACAGACATTTTAGAAACAGAAGAAGAAGACTGTGACAGTTGCAAAATTTAGAACCAACAAACCTATGACTAGTGTAGAAGGCATGACAGTATTCAATACTGATCAAGTAGATACAACTAAAGGACAAATGTTCTTTGGTGCTCCACTAGGAGTACAAAGATATGACAAGTTTAAGTATCCTATCTTTGATAAGTTGACACAAAACCAACTTGGTTTTTTCTGGAGACCTGAGGAGGTATCTCTACAGAAAGATCGTGCAGATTATCAGACCTTAAATAAGGCACAAAAGCATATTTTTACTAGTAATCTAAAGTATCAGATACTTCTTGACTCTGTACAAGGTAGAGGACCTGGCATGGCATTCATGCCTTACTGTTCTTTACCAGAACTAGAAGGTTGTATGAACATTTGGCAAACCATGGAGATGGTTCATAGTCGTTCTTATACACATATAATTAAAAATGTATATGCTGACCCTTCTGATGTTTTTGACCACATTCTAGACGACGAGAAGATCCTTTCACGAGCACAATCAGTTACTAGAGCATATGATGAGTTTATTAATCTTGCTCAACAGTATGGCACTAGCAATATGTGGAGAGATGGATGGAAAGATTCTCCAACAGCAAACTGGGAACTACGTGAACTTAAGAGAAATTTATACAGAGCAGTAGCTAATGTCTATATCCTTGAAGGAATTAGATTTTATGTGTCATTTGCTTGTTCTTTTGCATTTGGTGAACTTAAATTATTGGAAGGAAGTGCTAAAATTATTGGACTTATTGCAAGAGATGAGAGTCAGCACATGACTGTCACTCAAAATATCCTTAATAACTGGAAAAAGAATGATGATCCAGAAATGAAGGAGATTGCTAAGGAAGAAGAAGAGAATGTTTATAAAATGTTCCGTCAAGCTGTAGAAGAAGAAAATCTATGGGCAGAATATCTGTTCAAAGATGGATCTATTATTGGTTTGAATGATAAATTACTACAAAGGTATGTTGAATGGACTGCCAATCGTAGGTTAAAGTCAATAGGATTGAAACCAATCTATGACATTCCTATCAGCAACAATCCTCTTCCTTGGACAGCACACTGGTTATCCTCTAAGGGTATGCAAGTAGCTCCACAGGAGACAGAGGTTGAATCCTATCTAATTGGGAGCATAAAACAAGATGTCAAAAAAGACACCTTCGCAGGGTTTCAATTATAAATTTGAAATTGTCTTTGACAAGAAGAAAGAGACAACCCTACAGAAAATAAAGAGGTGGATCAGTAAACAGAAACCACCACTTAATATTATTCTAAAATATCTTTTCTCATACATAGAAAAAATGTATTGGGATGGTAAAGTCTTACAGACTATGGCAGGAGTTGACTTAGAAACTAAAAAATTACATGAACTATGGGAGGCAGATGACAAACAAATCACCCCGCACACAGTGGAGACAGGAGTATTTGGCAAGGAAGGCTGGTCTATCCAAATTTCAAACCCGATTGTTGGAGGAAGGACCGAAGAGTCTGAGTCAGGCATGGTATCTGGGAGCGATGCATCAGGATTACGAGAAGATGATGGGGATAAAAAAACCTCCAACTCGTGAGTCTGGACATCAAACAACACTAAAAGAGTTTTTTGCTAGGTGGAAATGAATGGATCTTTGGAAAAATTATAAAGCTGCTGTTGCAAATATTTTTCCAGATATAAAATTTGTTCAGCGTCATGCTGAATGGACTAATGATAAAGGTGTAAACCTAACTGCTGATTTATACTCAGGAGAACATATTATAAAGTCTAGACAAGTTGAAATTTGGGACAATAAAAATTGTAGTATTCACAACAATATAATATACCCTAGAACAGGATCTAATTTACCCTGTTTTGGTATGGATCTCATGGGAATGAGTGACAAGAGAGTTGTCATTGTGTTTGATTTTCAACACCCCGTAGAAAAATACTTGTTTTACACACCAGATTTACCTAAAGTAGAAGGTAAGTATAGATTTTTTGAAGCAGGTAATCATTTTTCTGACAATTTAGTTGTTAGATATTGTAAACCTGATGAGGTAGATGAACACCTACCTCTGTTTACAAAATATCTACAATATTATAAAGATATGCTGAATGAGCATCAACCAATTGGAACTGATACTACACAGTATGTTGACTTTGATAGGTATATGATAAGACTTGATCCTATTTCTGGATATTTGTCTAGTAGATTTGGTAAAGAAAAGTCCCATAATCTAATTAAAGAATTCTTTTTCAGTTATGCATAAAAATGGCAAGAGAAATAATTAATGACCTAGCTGATATTATTCGTGATCATCAAGAAACTCTACCTAACATAGAGGAATTGGATGTTAAGGATAAATTCAAGGAGGTTTATAAAGAAACTGAAGATGGCAACCTAGTCATTGAGAATGACATGCACATGTGTACTGGATTACGCAAGGTGCATATGGAGATTGCTAGTCTAGGACCTCTGGATATCCTGCATTGTATCTGGTATCCAGACCCTGAGTTTGATTTGCCTATTTTTGGTGCTGATATTGTAGCTAATAAGAAGATTGTTACTGCTGCTATCACAGACATCTCTCCTGTAGATGGTCTAGACCACCCAATTTATGAGGATATTGAAGGTATTAGTCAATATTATAGTTTCAAGCACAATAGAGAGATACCTACATGGGGTACAATTTTTTCACCCTATAGTAAATTTGCAAGACTAGATGACAGTGAGGAAATTGGTAAATTCTGTGACGTAGTAAATGAATATCTTGATGTATTTGTAGGTGCTGTATGGAAATCAACTATGAATTACAACAGAGCAGACGAGAGATACGAAGGACAGATAAATTACTGTGAAAAACAGAAGAAAAATGATAAAACTAGAAAAATTTTAGAGAAATATTTTGGAGAAAAATGGGCAGATGACTACATTAATGAGGTATTATTTGACGAACCCTAAATAATTAAAAGTGATACTATGAGCAAGTGGTTGATTATGAAAATTCCTGGTACTACAAAGGTACAGCTTTCACTTCTGACGATATTGGCGATTTCTTCGGTTACGTCTACCTCATTACTAATAAGTCAACAGGTAAAAAGTACATCGGTAGAAAGTATTTTGTGCAGAAGCGTAAACCTAAAGGAGGCAAGAGACGAGTTACTTCTGAGTCAGATTGGAAACGCTATTATGGATCCTGTCCAGAACTCAAGGAGGACATCAAACTACTTGGAAAACCCTCATTCTCAAGAGAGATTTTAAGTTTGCATACTACCAAAGGTAGAACTAACTATGAAGAGACTAGACAACTTTTTTTACATGACGTCTTAACAAAAACCTTGACAGATGGTACACCTGCATTCTATAATTCTAACATTCTTGGTCGTTATTACAGGAAAGATTATTTTGGCAACGAAGATGACTGAAACTTTTACTGGAATCCCTGCACCTGAGTTTTTACCTGATGATCCATGGTTCGGACCTGCGATTTATTCTAAAAAACAACAGGATTATATGATTGATCAACTAGTAAAAGAAAA